GCCGCCTAAACTTTTAGGAACGATATGATGTATTTCACTGTACTTGTCGTTGGTTAACACTCGATTTTGAGCTCGATCAATAATATTGTTGTACCATCGGGTGTATTTGTTGTCGCAGAAGATCATGGTATATTTATAGTACTTTGGACTTACCATTGACTGGGTTGACCAATAATTACCAAAATGCTATAATACGGACTTAACAACACAAAGGAGCCAACAATGCTTACAGATTTGCATGATGAGATGATCAACAGTGTAGCACCAAATTACAGTATCGATTATGAAGCAGAGGCTCTTGCCAGTTTTAATGCAACGGGCGATGACTTGATGGAAGTACTTGAGACTCGTGCAACGGACTTTATTGCAGAGGCTACAGGGGCAGATGTGCGCGAGGACTTGGGCGGGATCACTGTATTTTTCCGTGGTAGTACTTTGGTTGCATTTTACGATTACGAGCAGTTCAAAGGGCATGTGTTCTAAAACCCTGAGCCCGAAAGGGCTTTGGGTTGACCAACAATCGCCATTCTGCTATAATTACATATAATTCACAGGAGCCCCCATGAACGCCACACGAACCGCTGTCAAGCCACTGAACCCCCGCAGTCCTGATACCAAATACACAGGACTGGAACCCACATGGCGTGTGCAACCCACAGATGACCGTACTAGTCAAATGAGTTCGGCATTTTCATGGTACAATTACTTTTACGGCAAAAAAGACGCTCGTGAGATGCTGGTGGCATATTTGGAAAGCCATGGCCGAAAAGCAGATGTTCGTGCGCTGAAAGGTGTGCCAGACTCAGCAGTCAGACTGACCACTGCATGGTTGTGCCGCATGAGCATGGTGGGCTTGGAACTCACTGATACTGAGACAGTTCGGCTAGAAGGCTACATACAAGAAATATTAACTGCACGTGAACCTGAAGTGGTGGTGGTAGAAGCAGTACCTGTAATAGCCAAGCCCAACATTCAGGACCGGTTGCGTGAAAAGGTATCAGAGTGTGCCGGCGAACTAGATGGCATGTTTGATGAGTTTGTCACAGCCGGCGCCAAGATGTCAGCAGACTACAAGCCCATCATGGTGATCCGTGGACTAAATGTAGCACCGCAAATGATTTCAGACATCGCCAATATTTGGAAACACAAACTTGCAGAGTTTGAAACTGTGATCGAGGGCCGGGACTCACAGTTGGTTGAGGGCTACAGCCACCTCAGCAAAATTCAAATGCGCAATCTTGTGAAGTTTTGCGAAGCGGTCATAAATGACTGCGGTGCGTATGTGCAGATCAAGAAAGTGGAACGCAAGCCACGCAAGGTCAAGGCAGTGCCGCCCGAAAAACGTGCCGCCAAGTTCAAAGTGTTGTTGGAGTTTGCCGAACTCAAACTCAAAGGCTTGCCGGCCGCGAGCCTTGTGGACAAAGCAGAAGCCTGGTTGTATGACACCAAAAAGCGCAAATTGATTCACCTTGTGGCTGACAGTCACACACAGGCGTTTACTGTGAAGTCAAACAGCATCATTGGTTTCAGCACCATTGAGACCATGCAGAAAACTGTGCGCAAGCCAGCAGATGTTGTGAAAGCAGTGCAAGCGGCAGGTAAGCCGGCAGCACGTAAGATTTACAAAGACTTGACCACAACAGAAACCCCGTTCAACGGACGCGGCACAGAGAATTTGATGGTGCTAAAAGCCTGGTAAATATCGGATGCTCAACGATTCCAGATATGTATTAGACAAGGTCGAATTCTACATCACAAATGTTTGCAACTTAAATTGCGATCAATGCAACCGATTCAACGATTATAAATTTGCCGGATGGCAACGGTGGAGCGACTATGAGGCCATTCACCAACGTTGGGCTGAGCTAGTTGACATTAAATTTCTAGTTATCCTTGGCGGCGAGCCACTGCTCAACCCCACCATAAATGAATGGATAACAGGATTAGGTGCCACATGGAAAAGGCCAGTACAGATCTTGACCAATGGAACACGATTAAATCAAACACCGGGACTGTATGAAACATTGTTGGCCTGGGACCCAGATCCCAAGCAACTAAAGCACTGGATTGGTATCAGCGTTCACAACATGGCAGACATGGATTACTATGTACAAGAAGCCAAAAAATTTCTTCGCGGAGACATACAAACCTCAACTGATAAAGCAACCATATACGGAGCTGATTTGGCACTAGTGGATGAAAACGGTGTAAGGGTACATTTTTGGATACAAGACAATTTTTACAATGCCGCAGTTACCAAAAATCAAAACGGTGAGTTGACATTGTTCAACAACGACCCGGAACTGGCACACCGACACTGTGGATTTGTACAATGGAAAAACTATCATTTCATACGTGGCACTTTGAACAAGTGCGGTCCTGCCCCGTTGTTTCCTGAGTTTGACCGCCAACACCCACTGGCCATCAGCTCGGCTGATCGAGAACTGATCAATGCATATCGGCCCTATACCATAGATCAGGTGGAACAACAGGGTACTGATATTCTAAAGACAATTGACAACATGCTGCCTCAATGCAAATTTTGCCCGGTGCCTGCAGATAAGAAATATCGACAAATTCATGCCACATTGAAAAATAAAACAATTCCTATATCGCAAATCAAAGCAAAAGAACTGCAGGAATTGCAATAAATACAGGAACCGGAGTTCCTGATGCCAGAACAGCAACAACAATCACTGCCCACACTCAAGCAAAACTTAATCGAATATGTCAAGCTTCAACTGGGTGGTGATATCATTGACCTAGAATTAGACCCCTCACACTACGAAGCGGCTTATCAAAAAACCATTGGCACCTACCGCCAACGAGCCAACAATGCCTATGAAGAAAGCTACAGCTTCATGCAGTTGGTTCAGGACGTCAACATCTACGAACTGCCCCAAGAAGTCATAAGTGTGCGACAAATCTTTCGCAGAACGTTTGGCGATAGTTCAGGACCATTTGCCTCAAACTTTGATCCGTTTGCACAGGCTTCGGTCAATGTTTACTTGATGAACTTCAACGTGGCAGGCGGATTGGCCACTTACGATTTCTACAGTCAGTACATTGAATTGGCTGGACGCATGTTTGGTGCATTCATGGCCTACACCTACAATCCTGTCACAAAGAAACTGCAACTGATCCGTGACCCCAAAGGCTCAGGCGAAACTGTTTTGCTGTGGAGTTACAACTTGAAACCTGAATTCAACCTCCTAAGCGACTATCAAATATCACAATGGATCCGTGACTACATGGTGGCCAACTGCAAAATGATCATTGGCGAAGCACGTGAGAAATTTGGCACTATCGCCGGACCGCAAGGCGGTGGTAGCTTGAATGGCGCCGCCATGAAAAGCGAAGCACAAACTCAAATGGATGCGTTAATCGAACAACTCAAAATGTATGTGGATGGTTCACAGCCACTGACCTGGGTTATTGGTTGATGTTTCGTACACTGTTGGTAGGTTGTAGTTTCTTGGACAGCCTGAACATAGATAATGGTCATCCTATCAATTCCAACAAATACACAGTGCTGGCCAAGCCAGGGGCCGGCAATCAGGCCATGGCAGCACAGACCATACACGAAGTTTGTAGAACACAGTATGATCAAGTTGTGGTGATATGGTCCGGCATCAATCGCGTGGACATCCCTATCAGTGCGCAACTGGGCAAACACTACCAATCACATAGTAAAGAGTATTTGTTTCAGTGGCAAATTGGCCACATGACATGGTGCCACTCAGGTGGGATGTTAGGCATATCTACTCAGGACTCTAGTCGAACTCCAAAAGCAATTAAAAATTTTCTTCGAAGTCAATATCTCGTTGATGCCGATCTCAATCAATATCTCACTGAGTTATCTTTGTTAAGTATTGTATCAACGCAAGCTGTGTTAGATCAGCACAAAATACCCTACCAAATGGGATTTATATATGATATCAACTCTACTGAATATGACAAGTTTGAACATTGTCATGGCACCATAGATCAGCAAAATCCGCTGTATCATGCGGTGGATTGGACAAAATTCACAGATCATACAGCACCTTATATCTGGGCCCGTGACCAAAATCGTCTGAGAGACGGGTATCATCCCACCAAAGATGCCATGATTGACTGGTTTCGTTTGGCCATGAACATTGACTTGTGTGATTAGATCTGCTACAATGTAGCATGGACCTGATGGTCAGTATTGAAAGTTTTGGCCACAACCGCTTACCTGTTTGCCAAGCTCTCAAATTTAATATAAAAAATACTTAGGATATGCCATGCACATTGATTGTCTACAAAATCCATTTGAAGAAACTAGAGATGTAATAATTGTTTCTGTACCATGGGTAGACACATCATTTTCATTGATGGCCCCTGCCGCACTAAAACCAGTGGTTGAAAAAGCCGGAATGACCTGTTTGGCAGTAGACCTCAATGGAGAAATCAATGAAAAAATTAAAATTCATCCATTCAAACACAAAATTATAAAATTTTTCTTTGATCAATATTGCGATGATGATATTGAACCTTGGTTGATTGATTTTTTTGAAAGCACGGCAAGACAAATTGTTTCGTTTAATCCAAAATTTGTTGGATTGAGTGCATTCAGTTATGTTTGTAAAAATAGTGTAAGATGGCTGTCCTATTATATTAAAAAATTAAATCCAGACATCAAAATCATCATTGGTGGCCCAGGTTGCTTGCAACACGCTTTAACAGGCCCATCGGATTTAGCACAAGAACTCATTAGCATTGGATTAGTTGACTATCATATCAGGGGCGATGGTGAACACGCATTGTATGAATTGTTGACTGGAAACAGTGCCTATACTGGAATCAATTCGGATTATTGGAAAGAATTATCTCAAGAGGATTTGCACAAGTTACCAATGCCAGACTATACTGACTATAATTTTGATGTGTATGAAAAAAGAATTTTAGGATTGTTAGGCAGTAGAGGATGTGTGAGACAATGCAAATTTTGTGATTACATTGAAAACTGGAAAAAATTCACCTGGAGAACAGCAGACGATATTTTTGAAGAAATGGTAAATCAAAATAAAAAATATCAAATTAGGACTTTTAAATTTCAGGATGCATTGACCAACGGCAATCTCAAAGAATTTAACAAGTTGATTACATTGCTTGCTGAGTATAATACTGCAAATCCAGATAACTCATTTAGTTGGACTGGATTTTATATTTTTAGAGAAATAACAGCACACTCTTTAACAGAATGGGAATTGCTATCTAAGAGTGGAGCAATAATACTGTCTGTGGGAGTTGAAAATCTCAATGAACACATTAGATATCACATGGGTAAAAAGTTTTCCAACACTTCGTTGGACTTTCATCTAGAACAAGCAAAAAAATACAATATCAAAGTAGTCATGTTAAACATTGTTGGCTACATAAGCGAAATACGGGAAGATATTGATTTTGCAAAAAAATGGTTGCTTGAACACACTCAGTACAAAGATATTCTAAAAATACAATGGGGAGGTACACTTGGTATTTTTACCAACACATACCTTGATAGACACAAAGAAGAACTGGGAATTAAAATGATTGGAGAAAACCCACAATCGTGGGTAAATGAATCTATAAACAGCACACCTAAAATCCGGGCCGAGTGGGCCCAGGAACTAAACGAATTTAGCAAATATTTACAATATGACATTGCTGAAAATTTAGACAATCATTATCTGTTGGAAAGCATTGTCAATGACAAAAATAAATGAATGTTGCGTCGAATTTGAATTTGAGTTTAGTTATGTAAACAACAAATTGATGCAGGTGCAGTTGGTCAACGATCAAAACATTGTATTGGTTGATCCACAACATGTACATGATAGATATTGGGCTGTGGCCAAAATTAATGTCAGTTTACCCACAACAATAAAATTAGAATTTGAAGGAAAAGATCCTAATATTGATACAGTTTTGGACGACAAAGGCAACATAGTGGAAGATCTCTATGTTAAAATAACAGCAATCAAATTGGATGGGTTTGCTCTCAAAGAGAATTTTTTACATCAAAGATTGACAATACACACTTTGGACAATCAATGTTGGACCACAAGTTATATAGGATTCAATGGTACAATAACAATAAATTTTGAAAAATCTAACACGTTTTCACAGTATCTTTATTTTTTAAATTATTAATATCATGGACTTGATGATCGACATTGAAGGTTTGGCAACAGGCCCTGAAGCAACAATATTAACCATTGCGGCTCAGGCATTTGATCCTCTTGGCTCGGGCTACTACCAGCAACAGTACTATGCTAGAGTTGATCTTGAAAGCCAAGAGAACCGTACCATTGAACAAGGTACTATTAACTGGTGGGCTACTCAAGGAGCCGCACAAGACGAAGCCTTTGCAGAAGATGGGCGCATACCGTTAGATCAGGCCTT